CAGTCACAAACTGTTAGCCGTAGTTTACGGCTATCCCAGTCATAAATGCGGTACGGGGGCTTCTAGGGCCTCGTGGTACATCCGTACGCGTTCCAGGTAGGCATCCTCTGCCTGTACCAGTGCGTCCTGGTCGATGTCGTACACGTCCGGCTCGCCACACCTGCGGGCTAGTACAACTGTACCACCTGATGGGCGTAGGCCGGTGAGGTGCTGCAGTCCCAGTGAATAGGCGCCTAGTTGGTGGACGTATGAATGGCCGCCGTTCATGTACGGCATTTTGTTGCTGGTGCTGGTTTTCCAGTCACAAATCGTAATGCCCGGGTGACCTTTGAGGGCCACTAGGGCGTCGCAGGTTCCAGCAAAACCGGCTGGGTGGTGAATGCTGAACTCGCTGGCAAAGATTTCTGTGACGTTAGTCACGATCCAGTCGGAGAGGCCTCGGGCATAGCCTGATGCGCTCCAGCCAACCTGGGGCAGGTTTTCGTGGACCTTCTTGAGGGCCCACTGGGTGATGGGGGTGGGGATACGTGCCAAGCCGTTGTCGTCCCACTTGATCGCGTTGCGCTTGTTGGCGGTAGAACGCGCCAGTCGTTGGGCTGTTTTGAGGAGATACTCGGCTTGGTTGTGGGCGAGGTTGCCTCGTTTGGCTGCAACATCGCGTTGTCGGTTGGCTTCTGTGACGCCAAGGCGGGCGATCCAGCGCTCCAGTCCTGTGCGGTCGTTTGTTTGCCCTAGGATGTGTGTAACACTAGTGTAGGTATTGCCTTTGGCGTCGCGGTAGACCCTGAATGGGCCCGAATTATCCTGTACCAGCTTCCACTTTCGGAGATTGGCTAGTGTGTCTTGTGTGTTAGAGGGCACTTGAATACTCTTTCCCACTCTTAATATACCAGTAAAAAAGCCCCGTGCAACAACGGGGCCGTTGTCATTTAATCAGAAAGGCAACGGTGGTTCGGAGGCATGCAAAAGTTTCACCATCTCTAGTTGGCGAGTGAGTAAAGCAGCTACAAAATCACCAAAATGTATATAATCTCCGTGAATAATCTTCGTTTTTTTGTACAATTTATTTAGAAGTGTATGATCTTCTAGTGATACTTTGCAAGTAATATGCTTGCTAGTTGTTGTTATTAGCTGCTCCGGAGTTTTGCCATAGACTGGCTCCGGTTGTGTTTCTTGTTGTGCTTGCTGTGCGTGCAACGCTTCGGCGTAACGAGCTTCATAATAAAGAAGGCTTATGCGCCAGTGCTCGATGCGCGTTTGATCTGGATCTTTTATGCAAGCCAACTTGATTGTGTCTCCTCGTTCCAGAGCGTCAAGTTCGTCCTGAATGAGGTAAACAAAACGCTGATCGGTTTTACAGACGCAAATAGATGGTCTGTTTCTGAACATTAAGTAAAAGCCGCCTGCAGAGGTCGGCATTTTATGAAACTCTGTGAACTCAAGCCAAGTAGTGCCTGTGGGGACTGCTGTCATGACGATTGCTGCTGCTGCTGCTGTGGATAAAAAAATAAACAAAGGGGGTGGGGACCCCCTTACGCCTGTACTTAGGCGGCCTTAAAAGGGTTACCTCCGGTGAGAAGACGTGTCAGATCGAAGCCGTTGGACTTGGCCTCGATCCAAGCTGCGTCGATGTGCTCTTGGGCCCCTTTCTTGCGGGGCACTGGACGCAAGGTGTACTCGGTGAGCAGGCCCGAGCCTTTCTTGCTGAGGTTGAAGTCCCAGGCAAGCAGGTCCTCGTAGTCGTCCATTTGGCTGATCTGATCCAGCTCTTTAATGATTGACTTCTGGGTCAGGCTCATCACTTGAACAGCGCCGGCGTCGAAGTTGTAGACCGGGGAGGCGACAAAAAACTTAATGTCGTAGGTGCCAGGGCCACCACGTCCTTCACGTGGCTCAAATTCGCCCATCTCGGCTACGACGTCCTCGGGGGTGGGCTCGTAGTCAAAACGGAAGGGCTTTGACTGGCCTTCGGAATTGGCGCCCCAGACCTCGTAACCTTCGAGGGGCTGTTCGGACAGGAGTGCAAATCGGACAGAACCGCCGTCGGTCAGCTTGCTGACTTGGAGGTAGCCGCCACCGGTAGAGGCGCTGTTGACTGATGCAGACGCTTTTTTGGAGAGAAATCCCATGATTCAGTAAGGGTGTTTTAAGGTCGCCCGGGGGGCAACGAGTGTCACAGTAACACGTGGTTGACCGGGCGTCTACCATAGAAAAACACCCCAAGGCTGCGGGGCCATGGGGTGTCGTTTTTGTTTCTCTTGTAGGAGTCTATCATCGTGTCGCACGAGTCGCAAGACCTTCTTGATTTCGTAGCGCAACTGCCTAGCGGCTTTGCCTACGCCCCCATCTACGTCAAGGATTCTCAGCTCCAGTCCGGGAAAGTCAGTAAAGGCAAGACGCCGCTGGAAAAATCCCACCATGTGGTGATGGAGCCCGCCGACGTTGCGCTCCAGATCCAGCGCAAGCCTTTTATCTTCCGGGCCGTTGGTGTGTTCACCGGACCCCGTAGCCAAGGCCTGGTGATCCTGGACGTGGATCGCAACCTGGCCAAGTTGTCCAAGAAATGGGGCAGCACCCTGGAAGGGGCACCCAAGGTCACCAGCACCAAGGCCAATGCGGCCAAGTTCCTGTACCGCGTCCCAGAGGCTCTGTGGGGCGAGGTGAAGGGTTTTGGCTTGTCTGATACCGGGGCGGGCTATGAAGTGCTCTGGGGCCGTCAGGGGCTTCTGTACGGGGCTTATCCAGGCTCCAGTGATGGGAAGGGGGCCGAAGGCTTCTACGGCTTTGAGGGCGATTTGGAGGCCATTCCAGAAGCTCCAGCGTGGTTGTTGGCTGAGATGCGTGAAGCGGCGGGTAAGGATCCGACCGACGCTGGCTTCATCAAAAACCGCAAGGCACTTGACTTCTCAGACCGGACGTTCGAAGAGGTGGCCGAAATTGTGCAGTCCGCACTGCGGGTGATTCCTGGTCAAGGCGCTGGCAGCCGGGACCACTGGATCAAAGTCGGTATGGCGATCCACTCGGAATTGCCTGGCAACCTTGGAATGACGTTGTGGTCGGTTTGGTCGGCTGAAGATCCTGAGTTTTGTGACGATTGGGCCGACGGCAACCCCTGCGAAGAAGTCTGGAAGAGCTTCAAAAAAGGCTCCGTCACCCTGGGCACCCTGTTTTGGCTGGCCGATCAGCAACTTCCGGGCCGCCTGTGGCTTAGTGAAGACCTTCGCAAAGTTGTTGCAGAAGTTGAACAGGACCGTGTGCAACGGTTCCGCAGCGCCGGTCTGCCCCACGAGGAAATCGTTAAGCGCGGTGAAGAGGCGATGCGCCGGCCCAACCCGTCGGAAGTGCAGCACAAGCTCCACGAAATTGCGATGGAGGCTAATTACCGCGATGCAGCCGCTGTTGTGCGGCTGCTAATTGCGGACCGTGAGTACAAGCGTGGTTCACAAGGAGGCTCACTACAGGAAATTTTTTCGATGGAGCAAGATCCAATCGAATATCTGATTCCGGATCTTCTGCCAAAACCCGGCACTGTGCTGATGCACGGTCGCGGTGGTTGCGGTAAGACCATGGCTGTGATGACCCTTGCTAAGCACATTGCACGGGGCATCCCGTTTTCAGTGCGAGGCGAAGAGGTGCCGGTTGAACAAGGCACGGTGCTTTGGTTGAACGGTGACCAAAACAGCCGGCGTATCCGCAAGCAGTTCCAGGAGCTGGACTTCACTGCGGACGATCCGGTGATTGTTCGTAACAAGGTTTCGATGCTCTGGTATCCCTGGTTTATCCAGCAGATCGAGGAGCACCGTCCTTCGCTGGTGGTGTGGGACTCGGTGACGGCCTGTATGCGGGGCTGTGCGTTCGACCAAAACAAGGCTGAATATGCCGAACCCCTGTACTGGTACAGCTCTGAAAACGGTGAGAGCTTCCCGGCCACGACCATCGTCTTCATTCACCACGCCAACAAGGAAGGCGGCTTCCGGGGCACCACAGCCCTTGAAGACGGTGTGGATGAGTCTTGGGCTATCCGCAGGCCTGACAAGGGCGAACTGGAGCGTGTAGGCGCCTCTGCGCGGCTTATCACCATCAACAAAAGCCGCGAAGGCAACGAGGGCAAGCAACTGGTCCTGCGCCAGCAGGCTGATCTGACGTTCGAGTTGAAGGACCTGCCGCCTGAAGCCGGACAGGAGGACATGGCTGCATCCATCGTTGATCGGGTGCTCCAGCGCCTTCGGACTCGCAAGGAACCAATGACCAGGCGCGACCTCAACGCCGACCCACTCGTGGGCGGCAGCGTCGAAGGCATCCGCAAAGCCTTGGACAGGTTGGTTGACCGGGGGTTGGTGGTGTTCGAGGGCAAGGGCTCTTACAAAACGTTCCAGTCTGTTTCCACGCGCAGGGGGGTTGGGGGTAAACCTGTCCTTTCTGAAAAAGAATCCAGTGCTGGAGCCGGATCTGACGAAAACGTTTGTCCGGATTTGTCCGTTTCTGTCCAGATTTGTCCGGATTCTGTCCAAACGGACAAAACGGACACCTCCCGGACAAAAACGGACAAAAACGGACACGTCAATGTACCGGATCCGTTGTCCTGCAATGCTTCTGAGCAAAACGGACAGCCTGTGGCAGGTCCTTTCACGCGCGAGGCATCAGAACGCACCGCAAGTGAAATGGATCAACTCAAGCAAGCTGCCGCCGAGGCGTGGGACTGACCATGACCTTTTTCTTTAACCTGCTGGTGGGGCTGCTTTTGGCAGCCTCACGGCTTTCCCGGAGTCCTTCGGTGTCTACTGCCAAGTCCAAACCGAGACCGCCGAGACGCCCCACGCTGGCCGTCATCAATGGGGCCGTGCCTGATGACGTGTTTGCGCTCATCCGCATGAGCTGGTTCAAAAAGGGCCGGCCCATCGAAGTCGAAGAGTTTCGGATCTTTGAAGGCCATGAGGCCTACGCCATCTTCCATGGCACAGTCGGTCAGGCCCTGCGCCAAGGGGCCGACGTTTCCGTCATGACCACCTATTCCGCTGAATCCCTTGGAATCCCCTCTGAAGCCGGCTGAACTGCTCGAACCTCCCAGAAGTCCGGAGCAGTTCAATGGCTGACCTCTCTCCCGTCGCGCAAGCGGTTTTGAATGCTGTTGAGGACCAGGATGAGTTCAGGTATCGCCTGCTTGCAGCTGCTGCCTTAAACGCTGCTGCGAATCAGATGGCAGCATGGTCCGATGAAAATGGCCGAATTGATCTAGACGATCTTTACGAAATCGCTGCCGAGCTAGAGGGTGCGGGTGGCTGACAAGCTGGACGAGCTGAACCCTGGTAAGCGGCCCAAGGGGCGGGGACGTAACAAGACCGTCAACCTGCGGATGAGCCAAGAAGAAATCGACGTGGCCCGCACCCTTGGTAACGGCAACGTGTCGATGGGTGTTCGGTGGGCAGTGCGATACGCACACGACCGCCACATGCGGCCTGTCAGCCTGACCACCTTGTTACGGTCTGCTGCCGTGCTGGCTGCCGAACTCGAAACCAAGCGAATGTGAAGTTTTACAACTGGCCTACTGGTCGTTTAGCAGGAGGTGTGTAACACTAGTCATGCGGGGGCAAAAAGCTGCCGCGTACACCCGACCACACCGATTGCATGGACACCCACACCAGCTTTCCTTCTGAAAAACTTAGCCCGTGGTATTTCTCCGTTCGCTGGGCCATCTACCATGTTAAGTATTCAATAGCCCGGTGCGTTGAGCATGGGCTTTCCACCACCTATGACGAGCAACAGCTCGTCAAACTGCAGGACCTTGAACAGTTTCTGAAAATGTCCTGGGACGTCTGGATGGATGAACTGGCTACTACCTGCTATCACGCTGTGCAGGAGGTTTCCAATGAACGCTGATGTGCTCGAAATCTACAATCTTACTTTCGGTCCTGATGGGCGTTGCGATGTTGAGGCTGTTGTCGATGACGCTGTTCTGGCCCGTAATCAGAATCACGAAGACCCAGCAGAGTGGGCACCTGCTTTGTGCAGAGGCACCTTCTACCTTTGTGAAGACGACGTAATGCCAGCCACTGATGCCGGAGTCCGACGCCTGCTTAGCGCACGAATCGATAACTGGGAAGTGGTGGATTGCTCGGATTGGACAGACGACAGCTAAGAGCCTCCGTAACGAAGACTCTTACGACGACTGGTCCTACGGGACAGAACCCATTCCCTGCGATACGAGCTGGGTCAAGCCCCACACGCCCACCCAGCTCTTTATCGGCCTAGTTGATGCCTTCGTTAGCAGCGAGAGTATCAACCACGAGGTATTGGCTCGAATGGCGATGCAGACAATACTTCAGCTACCTGAAGAAACTTTGCTGCATTTGCGCTCCCAGTACCTGTCAAGGACCCTTTAGGTAGTACACTATCAACGCTTTACCTAGCACAATGCTCACCATCCTCTCTGATACACAAGTCCGCACCCTGTCGGACAGTATCAAGACCATCGCCGAACATTTGGACAAGATCCACTCTGTCCTGGAGACGTCCCAGACCGTCAACTTCGAGATCAACAGCCCGGCAGTCAAAGCACCCAAGGCACCTATCCAAACGAAATCTCAAAGTAAGACTCGTGCGTCTCGCCGTGGACGGGGGCGTAGGGCACTTAGCACCAAGCAGGTGCTGGAGATCAAGCGGCGGTTGGCTGCTGGCGATGGAGCTACAGCAATCAGCCGCGACTACAAGGTCCACCTCACCACGATCAACTGCATCAAAACAGGCAAGACCTGGAAGCATGTCTCGCTGCAGCAGCAGCAGCAGCAGCCCGCCGCTGTGACTGTTCACGCATGATCCTCTGTGATACAGAGATCCGGGCCCTCTGTGCGGAGGGCCTTGTCGATCCTTACGACCCAGTGCTAGTCAATCCAGCCAGTCTCGATGTGAGACTCGGTGAGAACATCCTTGTCGAGGCGGAATTTACCTCGCACATGCAACCGCGCTCTATCGCAAGGTTTACTCAGGACTATCCATTTATGCTCCAGCCACAAGAGTTCATCCTTGCGGAAACCGTTGAGACGTTCTTTCTGCCGTCGTTTTTGGCGGGCCAGTTTGCGCTAAAAAGTTCTAGGGCTCGATCCGGTATCGAGCATCTGATGGCTGGGTATTGCGATCCAGGTTGGCAGGGCTCCAAGCTCACGCTGGAACTGCAGAACGCACGGGTTTTCCATCCGGTTGCGCTGTGGCCTGGGATGCGTATCGGACAGATCGTGTTCCACACCATGTCAGCTAGTCCTGCGGAGGATTACTCCATCGTGGGACGCTACAACTTTGACCAGAAAGTTACCGCTGCTAAACTATGAAACAAGATGTTGTAAACCACCCCAGTCACTACACGACTGGAAAAATTGAGGTTATTGATTTTATTGAGGACTGTGTGAAGCAAGCTCCTGATGCGGTTGTCGGGGGGCTCCAGTGGCAAATTCTTAAGTACATGAGCAGGCTCTGGCTTAAGGAGAGTCCGCACATCGACGCCAGCAAAGCCCGCTGGTACTTGAATAGGCTTATTGACAAACTTGATACCGAGGAATACCGCAATGGGTGACCACTACAAGTTTGAGATGATTCGCTCGGATGATGCAGCGCAGATCACGACTGCCCACAACGTCAAAATCAGAGGTGTTATAGCGTCAGATATAATTGAAACGTTTACAGACTTTCTACAGGCGTGTGGCTTTCACCGCAATACGATTTTGGATGTTTACAGCCGGATGAGTGATGAATTGTCCGAGTTGTAAATCCGAAAACTATAAGGCTATTGATAGCCGTGTTTCAAAAAACGGGATACGGCGACGTAGGTATCTTTGCAAGGACTGCAAGGAACGTTGGAGTACTTTTTCGACAGGTAAAGAGGCAGAACCGATTGTTCGTTTTCCGCCTGTTAAAGCGCGT